CGGTCAATGGTAATCCCTTTTCGCAACCTGGACAATTATGGCTCGGTCCTTCTTGGGCAAACCCGGGATGTTTTTCAGTCCCCCACCAACAATCCTGACATATACGATGTGCTCTTCCCAGATTTGCCTTGAAACATTTCGCAGGAATCAGTGCATTTTTCAGATCAACCAATTTTTCGCACATGCAACAAGTGATTTTTTGTGTTTTTGGTCCTCTTGCCGAAACTGATTTTCGGTGTTTTCTCTGTTTTTTTGAAAGGCGCTTTCGCGTTTTTTTCGGCATTTATATATTATTATAACAAAAAAAAGAACCATTGTCTTGGCATTCTCGCAATTAAGGATGAATCGTTGCATCGGTTTTCTTCCAAATGAATAACAGCACCGCACACATAATGACAATTATTACAACTACTCCCATTTTCTATTATTTATTTATCTAATACATCCATTATTTGTTCAATTTTTTGACAGTATATATATATATATTCAAAATGGCGAATAAAAGGTATATAACAAATTTTGACGAGGCATTTAAACTGGGCTTGAATTATATTGATAATCCGCGCGAAACGAATGCCAAAAAAATGTTTGAATATCCGGCGCCCGAACACGCGACTTCGTCGCGCTGGTTAATCAACGAAGAGACCTTGCGCCACACATTGGAATACATATTCAATGGTCTTGCACACAATTGTTATATGTTGTGTATAGGGAAGGATAACAAAAAAGTATTTTACAAATTGGATTGTTTAGAGACACCAATGCCCGAAAGATTTGAAGCCGCCCTCAACCAAAATTTACAAAAATTGGGTTCCAACAAATTAATTACCGGTGACCAGCGGGATATTATTCGCAAACGGGCAAAGCCTCCCGTAAGAATTATGCAATGCATTGTGAAACCGCGAAACAAAGAAAAGGACGACGGCGAAGAATTGGAAAACACGAACGAATACATTGAGCTGTTGGCCGATTTGTCATTGCCGCCTGGCGTTTTCATCTTGAATTTGACCGATGCCGTGATATTGCGCCGCGACAACCATGAGCCCTTTCCAATGGTTACCGGCGACAAGATGTTGCCCGCCGAATTTTGCCATAGAAATCATCTGCCAATTATGAGTCTGTCCGGCGAGAAGAAATACAGCGACATTCCGTTTCCCAACTACGACGATTTGTTCATTGTTTTGGGCAAGAAAGATATGAAATTCGGAGAGAACATTGTGAATTGGGACGACAAACAAATTCACAAAGCGGTGTTTCGCGGCGGTCCGTCGGGCTGCGGGTACACGGCAAAAACCAATCAGCGAATCAAGTTGGTCGGGATGCAGTCGCCTCTATTGGACGTGAAAATCGTCGGCAAGGGCAAAACCATTGATTCCAATTCAATCAAGTTTGACCCGATTCACGGACTAGGAATGCTCAATACAGGGTTAAAACCGGGCGGTTTCAAGTCAATGGCCGAGCAAAGCAAATACAAATACATTATCCACATTGACGGCAATGTGCACGCATACCGGTTGCTTTCCACGATGATGACGGGTTCTCTCATACTTCGTGTAGAGAGTCCATACATTTCGTGGGTGGACCATTTAATTGAATCGGGGAAACATTATTTGATGGTGAAATCCGACCTGTCGGACCTGTTGAAAATAATCAAATGGTGCGAGAAACATCCGGAAAAGGCACGAGAGATAGCGGAAGCGGGGCGCGAATTTGCGCAAATGGCGTTGACGCGCGAATTTGTTGGCAAGTCGGTGGAGAAAATATTTTGGTCTTTGCCGTTCATGTCGGATAAATCGCGGATAAAAACAGAGAAACATTTGAAAATGGCGGTGCACAACAAAACACAGAAAATAAAAAAAGAGAAAAAAGAGGAGAAAGAAGAGGAAAAAGAAGAGAAGAAAGAGGAAGAAGAAGAGGAAGAACCCCGCAGGGGTATTCCAAACCTGGGGAATACTTGTTGGGCAAATGGGATTTATCAAATGTTGTACGATGTTGACATTTTAAAAAAATTCATTGTTGATGGAACCTGGAACACTAAGTCAAAACTGCATATTTTTTGCAATGCATTAAAACAGATATTTTTATATGTTGAAAGAAAAGCAGAATTCACAAGTGCCAATTTAAAAAAAATCCTGGAAACAATACCCAAACTGCTTTTTCAAAATAATTACAACAGACAGCAAGATGCAACCGAATTTTTTACAAATTTAACAACGTTTTATCCAAACAGCGCTGATATTCGCGTATCCAATGAGTTCCCGGTATTTAAGTTTTTTGGCCTTATGCAAAACGACATAAAGTATTACTTGGATGATAATTCAAAAACGAATGCCCAAATATTAACCCAATACAAAACCGAAAAATATATACTAAGTTCAAATGACGAACCGCAAATACAATATATAATTAAACCCTCAGCAAATACCACCGTTCAAACTTATTTGAATAATTTAGAAATTTCGCCGAGAGATAGTGGAAAATGTCTTAATATTATTTCGCGGTCGGACAGTGAAATCCGAAAGAATCTTCACGGAATGGACGAAGATAAATTACAGGGAATTATTGATGAAACTGAATTAAACAACGATGGTGATACACGTAATTATTGCTATTATACTTTGAAAAACGGACTGCATACCAACTTTGTAGGCGATTATCTCATTATTTCATTTGTGCGAAAAACCGTCAATAGCAAATTAAATACCCGAATCCAAATTGAAAATGAGATAACCGTGAATGAAGGTGGAGATTATGTGTTGAATGGAATTGTTATACATTTGGGAGGACAGGGGGGTGGCCATTATTACTATGAAAGCATAAAGGATGGTCGCGAATTAAATGATCAGCGAAATACGAAACTGTCAAAAGACCGAGAATATGTATACAAAAATTGGTCTTTGTTGCTCTATAAACGAACAAATGTGGTTTCACAAAGCGAAGCGACCCAAAGCGAAGCTTCCACCAATGACATCATTGATATGCCGGTCGGCAAAGTGAAATGCCCCAATGGTTATTCGTCCATCCTTGTTGATGGTGTTAAAAAATGCAAAAACAATACCAAAAAAATATCATCGCCACCTTCAAACAAGACCCAGAAGAAACCAAGATGTCCAAAAGGCCAACACCGTAATAAAAAAACGGGCGAGTGTGAGCCCAGCAAGTAAATGATTTTTCTCAGAGAAACCATATAAATGTTTATTGTGCATAAACATTTATAGATGTTCCGACGACCATTGCAACAAATAATGAGTAAACGGATTTTCTCTACGGATAACTGCAAAACAATGAATGAGAAAAACAAAGATATGCTTAAAAATCTATTTATATTGTGTGTTAGCAATTCCATTGGGATTACTGTTTTGATGTTGCAAAAGAAATAAAACCCTAATAAAACTCCACATTGTCAATTGCCACCGTCTCTATTCCTCGAGTCCAATCGCCCAATATCTCTATGATAAACGGTTTCTGAAAAATCTTTGCATTCGAATGAACCAATGGCACATTCACAGTTGTCATTTTCCCGGTAAACACATGTTCATTACCAAACACTAATTTATCAAAAACCGCATTTAAGTTGTCTGCCCCAATTACTTTAACCAAATGTACATCCGCATTCAGTTTGGTGAAATCCCCCGAAAAACTCGTGATTGTGAAAACCATCAACACGGGTCTCTTAACCAAAGTTATGGGTGGAGACCGAAAATACCAAAGATTTTTATCGTCTCGGTTCCGGAAATCCACATTCACCAGGTCATCTGTTCCCAAAATGTAGTTGGACATTTTGGGTCCCATACAGTAATTCTGGTGTTTGGCCTCGGTGATCCGTTTATTTCCCACAATAGTCCAGCCCTCATTGTCCAGTAAAAACGTTGCACAATTGATGATTTTAAACAACCCAAATATAATTATATAGGCAAGCATATAATTATAGTGAAAAAGTCTTTATATTGGGTCGCGCTAAAAAAACGTATAGAATATAAAAATCAGTGAAACTGCGAGTGATATAAAAATGGTTTGCTTATACTTTACCATTTTTTTTAAACTTTGTGAAACATAAACGATGTAAGATAGTAAGAACGCGACCAATAATAAAAACGCAATAAATAACAAATGGAGCACTACAAAAAATAGCAAATATCTATAACTCAATTTATTTATTTCAATTAATGTATCCATCAAAATTTTTCTTGAATTGTCATTATTTTTATATCCATGAATACGATAAATCATTGGATGACACGAAGCAGTAAATATTCGCAAAAATAATTCAAAATCCGTAAATAACAAATACCACATATTTGGTTCAATTTTCAAATCTTTTGCCAAATCTTTTAGATAATAACACCCAATGACAATGGTATTAATATGGTCATTTTTCAAATTCAATGGATCAATTGTTCTAAATGTTGGTTTGCGATTTTTATATGAAAAAGTTTCGTCAAAAAAATACTTTTCAATCCACCAACTTTGCATTTCCGCAACAGCAGCAATGGAACCCATGGTTGGACGCGCATACCCAATGAATGCAATATTACTGTATTTTGTAGGAACCATTTTTTTGATATGTTCTCCTTTCCAAACATCGTCTTCCAAAAAGGTAAAATGTTTTTTAAACCCGGTTGCACAGACAATAATATCCACATTTTCAATGGTTTTTTCTTTGGTATATACGGTTTTTCCTTCTATTTTGTCTGGATAAAAAACAATTTTTGCCTTTTTCTCATGAATGTCCAACATAAACTCGGTTCTCTTGACAACATATTTTTTGAATAAATTGTCGGGTGTTTCATTAATATTGCATAATTCATCATGTTGATTGGAGCACTTCTTGCAATATCTTAACCTTAATAATAATCTTCCATATTCATGCCACATATTAGAAATTGGTTCTGGCAAAGAATATTCAATAAAATTTAAATGAACATCGGTCGGATGTTTAAATGAAGGAGAATCTAAAAAGTTATATAAACAATTATTCTCAAGTTTGCGAGCTCTATCTATTAACTCTGGGTCTTCTTCTCCTTTTGCAAACCATTCTGTGTAATTTTTGGTGGAATAATACACTTGGTTGCTGTATTGAACCAGAACGTGACCGATATCATATGCCGATTCCGCCCCACCTAATAATAGGATACGTTTGCCTTGAAACTTATTTCGCCATTCTTCTTTGTTCATATTCCGATAAACTTGTTCCGTGTGTATTATTTCTCCGGTGAATCCCTTGACAATTTCGGGAAATTTGGGTGTTTGATTTAACCCGGCGCATACTATTAATTTTTTGCACACAAGTTTTTCGTTGTTGTTGTATTCCACAATCCATTCTCCATTTTGGTTTTGGTAGCATTTATTCACTTTGGAGTTATATTTTATATATTTGTCCAAACCAAAATGCTTAACGTATGATTCTAAATAATTTAAATAATCGCGAATTGTAAACCAGGTTGGCACAGTTTTTGGCATAGGAAAATCACTAAATCCGCTCATATATCGTGATGTTGACCATTTGAACAAATCTTTCTCTTTTATCGTAGAGAACATTCCAATACATCCGTTGCATTTTTCCAAAACAATTACTGATTTTCCGGATTCGGCCATGGTTTTGCAAGTTACCAATCCACTTTGGCCACCTCCAATAATGCAAACGTCATACATTTATATAAATATTATATAAAATTATTTGTGAGACTCATTTATCTAGAATGCTAATATGGATTTTGTCTTCGCTTAAGGCGTTAACGCCGACGGTGCTTACGCTGTGCGCTTTGCATTCCTTCGTCCGCTTGTGCGAAGCCAATAATTTCTTGGATTGTGTCGTGAACCGGTTGCAGACGTCGCACGTATATGTGATTTGGTCCGCGCCAAATTTACCCGAAAGATACTTCTCCAATGAAGGGAGCGAAATGGTTTTGATTTCGTCAATGATTTTCTTCTGAC